GCGTTCTAGTATTGTAACACGACCAGATAGATTCTTCAACTCACTGCCTACTTCTTCATCCATCTTGTCAAGCTTTGCCATGATCTCATCATGATTACGGCGATGATTTTCTGCACTCTCATCTTTCATGTCAGTGATTCTTCTGTGCAGTAGTTCAGTTTCTTTCTCAGCAAGGCGCTTGCGCTCTGAGATATCTTCGGCAAGAGTTCCTATATTTTGCTCATGCACTGCCAAGATTTGAGATATACCACCTGAAGCATCTGCGATTTTATCAATAGCAGTGTCCAGACGACCAAGTAATCCTTGAATACTTGACACATCTCTTTTTAGTATTTCTACATCAGTTTTCACTGAACTTAGTCCATCAGTCATAGTACCTATTTACCTATAGTGTCCTTGAACCTCTTCAAAGGCTGCTGGTTATCTTTTTTATACTTCCGCATAGCCTTTTTTGTAAAACCTGGTTCTCCATCGGGTCCTACTCCAATACCTGCGATGTCTCCACCGCCTGCGCTGTTTGCGATTGCATCCTCAAACATATCATCGTAGTTCCGAGTTTCTTGAACTATAGACATATAGTCGATTAGTTTATCTTCTAACTGTTCTTCAGATAGAAAGTCTCCGTGATTCTCAATCGCTTCATTCTCTTTGATGAGATATAGAGCGGCGGCATAAGAGGCAATTCTTGAACTGCCACCAGGTACCTTACCAAGAAGTCTCTTTAGTTTAGTAATCATCAAATCGAACTTGCCCCAAGCCTTACGCTCCTCTACAGTGCGTAACTCTCTAGCTTTCTTGAGTATATTCCCGTCTTCATCAATAATACCTAGCTTGTACGCATCCCACTCTTTGAATGGGGTTGCGAGTCTACGTATAAATTGATATACGAGAAATAAGTCAACAATCATAGTTCTCTCAGTTCTTTTACTATATTAGCATCAAGCGGAATGCTCGATGTCTCTATTCTTTTTTCACCGTACTCTACAACATCTGGTAAGTAACCTTGGAATACCAGAAACGGTTTCAAGTACTTGTGATACTCTTCTAGTCTCAAAAACAACATAGGTGTTCCTGCAAGCCCAAAACAGTTATATATTACTATCATATGATTTAGAATCAGACGTACCTTCAATTCATCAAATTCCTCATATCTTCGAAACAATCTTTTCAGATATTGAAATCTTTTGAGATCATCATAAAATTCTTCCGTAGAAGCCGCCTTCTTCATATCATAATGCTTAGCCGCATATAACATAAATGTACTTTCATCTAACACCATACTTTGTTCACCATTATTATTATAAATTTGATGAGGGCATGTTTCAGCCCTCATCTTTATTTATTAGCTGTCTGCAACGACTGCATCTTCATCACTAGCTGTACCAGTAGTACCAGTATCACCTGCTTGTGCAACAGTTCTAGTCATAGCGACTAGTGTTTCAACACGCTTACGTCCAGAACCATACTCTTCGTATAAATTCCAACCGGTCGTCTTCAAACCTTTTGCTCTGTTAGCAGTAACACCAGCTTCTGTGGTATCGATGAAATAGCACTTTGCGTTGTCGCCAGCTGTCAAGTACTTCGGGATTGAAGCATCAACATCTGTATCTCCCCATAAAGCCATATCAGTTCTCCTTGTTGTGTTTTTCGATTTCTTGCATCATAAACTCTTTAGTTCTTCTACGATCTAATTTCAAACCTATTTTACGTCCGTAAATGTCTAGCTCTGTTTTAGTCATTGCACTAAGGTCGGGAGTTTTCGACTTCTTCTTCGCCGGCTTCTTTGCCACTGTAGCTTTCGCTTTTTGGGGCTTGGAAGGGGCTTGGCGCTTTACTGGAGCAGGCTCCACAGCTTTCGTCTCAACAGTTGATACATTCGCTTCACTCATTCCAAACAATTTTTTAATCCAACCAATCATAATTTCCTCCTAAGAAATATACATATTTAATTCATAACGACCTTGGTCATAGTAAACTTGCATTTGCAATTTCTGCCTTACATCTTTACCATTCTTAGACAAGTTGATTGAGTAAGAGTTGGTCTTACCTTTACTTGGCTTACGAGGTCCCATTGCAACCTTACGGTCCCAGTCATCTTCATCAACTGCATAGCCACGCTTCTTAGCGACAGCGATTGCATGTTGAACCGCAGATGAAAACGTTTTGTGATATATAGTGTAATCTGAATTCTTTGCTTCGTTCAGTTTCGCTTCAGTCAGGTCTGCAACTGATTCTTCGCCTAACATCTTAGATGCTTGCTTCATACCTACAGTTTGAAACCTTCCAGATTCGTCTGTAATGCGAAACGAGAACTTACCATTATCAAAGCCCACCATTACATCAAATTTCTTGTTACCTTTGCCACGTATACCAGTAGCAGAGATAGTGCCTTTAGCTTTGCCCTTCTGAATCTGTGGCGGTCTAGCCTCGTCAAGTTCCACTTCTTCACGAACAAATTGGCGTTTATCTAATTCAATACCACCAGATTTAACACCTCTTTGAATTACTGGAATACTTATTTTACTTGCATCCCCACGAGTTCCAATTTTAATTTTTCCAACAAATTTGTTTTGCCTTGAGGGAACTTCTGTATCAGTAATAAGACCGCCTAATCTTTTGACAGCACTTCTGATTGCTTGAACGTGCAATTTAAAATCGTTTTTAATATCAGCAACTTCAGATGGTTTTGCATCAGATGGAGCGTCAGCAGTAATTTTAATTGTATGAACATGTTGCAGTGCTTCGTCTAATTCAGTTTCTTCACGCATAGTTTTCAGAGCATGTACCATATCTTTGTATGATTTGCCCATTGCAGTTTGAAGTTTCTCTTTAGCATCTGGCTTACGAAAAGAAGCAAACTTCTTAAGTGCAAGTTCAATTACCTTTGGAGGCAACTTAGCTTTCTTACCGTCAGCAAATTGAATAGGAAGATTACCTCTCACGTCAGCCGCTTTACGCAACTGCATGATAATGTTCATCTTAGCGCCAGCTTTATCTTTGTCAGTTGCGACCATATCAAAGTCAGCAGGATCAAACTTCTCATTCACATCTTCGTTTTGACGCTTAAGTACCGCCCTAACTTGTGGATGATCAGACAATCCTTTTTTCATCTTCTCAATAGCTTTGACTGCACCAGTCATGTTGCCACCAGCATAGCGTTTATCAGACGCAATACCAATCGCTTGCTTGACATGCATAGGACTAAATCTTTCGTTTAGTTCGTTAGTCATTTAGTCCTCCAAAGCTTTAGAGATTGCTTTTCTACGCTTATGTAGATACTCATCTGAACTATCTTCGTCACCATCGTTATCGATATCTTTGTCTTTACAATCACCAAACTTTTTCTTAACTGCTTTAGGTTGAACTTTGTCCATACCTTCGCCATCGTCTGACTTGTCGTTAGAGTTGTCTTCTTGAACTTCTTCATAAGCCTCGCCACAATACTGAGCGTATAGTTCTTCGAACTTCTCTTCTGAGCAACCGTACTTCTCGCTTACCCTCTTATACATTTCTGTCTTTGAGCATGAAGATGCATGTAACTTTTTCATTTCGCCTACGCAAGACTTCTCGTCCATGTATGATTCTTTCAAACTCTTTTGAACATCTGCGATAGTCTTACATGATTTATCACATCCAAGACTTTTCTTAGCGTAAGCAATAAGTTTAGCGTCTGGACCAGTCATTTCAACATCATCTCCACCAAACGAAGATGAGCCGATCTTTTTCATCTTGATACCGGCTGGTGCTTTACCAGTGAATGACTTTACAGTAATAGTAGCTTCGTACATTACGTCTTCAACTTCTACTTTGCCACCGTCTTGAACGAGTTCAATTTCTTCGTGTTGAGATTTTGAAGCGGCTTTTACAGCAGTTTCTACAGACTTGGCTGCCTTATCTTTCGATGAGATCATGCCAATTTCTGGAGTCACATCAGCAACTTTAGGCATCTTAGTGTCGCCGTCACCTGGTTTAGTTTTATCTGCGCCACGTGATGCTACTGCTTCTGATACTTCTTCAGGCTGTGCTTCTACTTCTACTTCGGCTTCTGCAACAGGCTCTGCCTCAGGCATCTTGTATCCCTGAGAAGCGACTTTAGCAGTGAAAGCATCTACCATACCTGCTGGCAATGGCTGAATATTTTCTGGTTTCTTAAACATGAGTTTCTCCTTTAATTATTTTATGTTACTATTTATTAGTTATCTACTTTGGCACTGGCTCGCCATTGATAGCAAGACCAGTACTTAGCTTTCCACTTTGGACCTGGATTGTCACAACCGTGTCTAGCCCTAAAACTTTTTCTTCTTGCAGGATCATCTCGTTTGATTTCCATGTTCGGATCACCAAATTGAACTTTCACCACGTTACCTTTATCATTTTTAGCGTATACGCCAAACTTTCTCTTAGAACCACTGGGTAGTCGAAACGGGTCGTTTAGCGTAACCTTTCTTCCTTGATACTCAGATTCTTCTAAAACTAAATCTGCATAGATGTCGCACTCTTCACATACGGCATCAACAGTTTCTTCGTTATATCTTTTAAAGCTTTTCATCATTGTGCGTCCCAATATGTCTTGTCAAGTTCACCAGTTGCAGGTGGGTTACTAGTTTTTCTACACTTGATATATGTCTGTCTAGCGTTACCACCAGGTAAAGTAAATGTTCGAATACCATTAGCGATAGTGCCAGGAGTATCTGAATAAGTGTCAGATGCAGTTGCGGCATTATCGTATTCCCACTCAGTGTTATTAGTAACTGTAACCCAAGCCATTACTCTTCTCCGTCTTTGTTCATCATATATCGATGAGCAGAGTTTAGATAGTCAGCGGCTTTGGTGATCTTGTTCTGAACCCACTCTGGCAGATTGTCTTCATCGTCAAACATGC